TATCAGACGGGTGACTATAACTTGAATGGTATGGTCTACTTTGATGTAAATGGTCTTCAAACATCGACAGTATCACCTGGTTCTGGAATTAGTACATCAAACTTTGTTATGACTACTGATTCATCAAATGTTCCTACTTGGACTAGTACATTAGATGGAGGATCTTATTGATGAACGATGAAGTTGATGTGAATGCATTGATTACACTATATAATCAAAAAGTATCGCAATTATCAAATCAAGTTATATTATTAGAAGCAAAGTTACAAACAGTGACTCAAGATTATAAAGAATTGAAAGAGAAGCACCAATCTACGTATGAATAGATAACAAATGGCAAAACCAACGACAAGACAAGAATTAATTGATTACTGCCTAAGAAGGTTGGGTGCTCCTGTATTGGAGATAAACGTTGATGATGATCAGGTTGATGACCTGGTAGATGATACAATACAATTTTTCAACGAACGCCACTTTGATGGTGTTGAAAGAATGTATCTCAAGCACAAGATTACCACAGCAGATATTGAGAGAGGGCGTGGATTAACATCTGGATCAACAAATGTAAATAGTGAAACAGGTGTTGGAATTGTAACTACGACTGGCACATCAACTGATAGTGGTGCTGGTTCTTTTACATCAACTTTCTACGAAAATTCAAATTATATTCAAGTCCCTGATCCTGTAATCGGTATTGAAAAGGTATTCAAATTCAATACAAGTGAGATATCTGGCAGCATGTTCAGTGTCAAATATCAATTGTTTTTGAATGATATGTATAATTTCAATTCAATTGATCTTCTACAGTATTCAATGGTGAAGACATATTTGTCTGATATTGATTATCTTCTCACTACTGATAAGCAAATCAGATTCACTAAGAGTCAAAACAGATTATATTTGGATGTTGATTTTGCGGAGTTTACTGAAGGAGATTTTATTGTTATTGATTGTTTCAGAGCACTTGATCCTGCTAACTTTGCAAAGATCTACAATGATTCTTTTGTAAAGAGATATCTTACTGCACTTATTAAAAGACAGTGGGGACAGAACCTCATCAAATTCAGAGGCGTCAAATTACCAGGTGGTATTGAACTGAATGGTAGAGAGATTTATGAAGACGCAGAAAAAGAATTGGATGAAATCAAATCCAAGATGAGCATGGATTATGAATTACCACCTCTCGACTTTATTGGATAATGGCACTAAATCCCTTCTTCCTTCAAGGAGCACAATCAGAACAAAGACTGATTCAGGATCTCATCAATGAGCAACTGCAAATTTATGGTGTTGAGGTCACTTACATACCAAGAAAGTTTGTAAGAAAACAAACTATTATCAAGGAAGTTCAATCTTCTAAGTTTGATGATAACTTTGCATTAGAAGCATACGTCAATACCTATGAGGGATACTCTGGTGCTGGTGATGTTCTTACAAAGTTTGGTGTTAGTCTGAGAGATGAAGTAACTCTAACAATATCAAAAGAAAGATTTGAGGACTTTATTAGTCCATTCCTTGATGCAGAAGATGATGATGAAATAGAATTAGTAACAAGACCAAGAGAAGGCGACTTAGTATATTTCCCATTAGGTCAAAGACTTTTTGAAATTAAGTTTGTAGAACATGAGAAACCCTTCTATCAGTTGGGTAAAACTTATGTTTATGAAATACAATGTGAACTCTTTGAATATGAAGATGAAGTTATCAACACTGGTATTGAAGAGATTGACGAGACGGTACAAGAAGAAGGATATATCACTACACTTCAACTGGTTGGTTCTGGTGTAACCGCAACAGCGACCGCAACAGTCAATACGGGATATGTTAGAAACATATTCTTGAATGATGACGGTTCTGGATATACTTCACCACCAACTGTTGTAATAGGTGGTGCACCTTCTGGTGGTGGAAACATAGATGCAACAGCAGTCGCTATCACTACAGTCAGAGGTGGTGTTCACTCTATTGAGAGTATAAGAATCACTAATGCTGGTTTTGGTTATACAGAAGCACCTACAATTACTTTCACTGGTGGAGGTGGCACTGGTGCTGCCGCTACATGTAGTGTGGAGACAAGTCTACGTGGCGTTACTGCTATCAGTGTTTCTGAGGAGGGTAGGGGTTACACTGTTGCGCCTGCTATTTCCTTTGTTACAACTGGTGCGGGTGTTTCTACACCAACTGCCGTTCCTATTATGAAGGATGCCTTGGTTGGTCTTGCAGTAAGCGCCATTCAAATTACAGATCCTGGTTCTGGAATGATTGGAGTTGTAACAGTTACAATCGCAAATCCTCCATTCATCAGCACCACTGGCAATTACAACTTCAATGAACTGGTCAATGGTTCTATCAGCGGAACGCAAGGTAGAGTCAAAGATTGGGACCTCGATACCAAGATACTCAAGGTATCAAGTGTGGGAATTGGAACAACCGCAAAGGGTTTTGCTCCAGGAGAACTTGTTACTGGCGTCGATTCATCTACCGTTTATGCAGTTGGTTCATACAATAAAGATGATATATATGATGAATATGCTTCTAATGAAGAAATAGAAGCAGAAGCAGATTTAATCCTTGACTTCTCACAATCTAATCCATTCGGTTCATACTAATGTTAGGCACATACTATTATCACGAAATAATCAGACGCACAATTATTGCGTTTGGTACCGTCTTCAATGATATCAATATCAGACATAAAAATAAAGATGGTAACAGCATCAGTCAGATGAAAGTCCCTCTAGCATATGGTCCTATGCAAAAGTTCCTGGCTAGACTGGAGCAGCAGGCAGATTTGAACAAGGCAGTTCAGATAACGTTGCCTAGAATGTCATTTGAGATGAACTCCATCACATATGATCCAACTAGAAAGACTGGTATTACTCAGACTTTCAAGGCAGTTGGAGATGATGGAAAAATGAAAAAAGTCTTCATGCCTGTTCCATATAATATTGGTTTTGAACTCAATATTCTGACAAAGTTAAATGATGATTCACTTCAAATTATTGAACAGATTCTACCATACTTCCAACCATCATTTAACTTGACTGTTGACTTGGTAGATGCAATTAATGAAAAGAAAGATATTCCCGTTGTATTAGATAAGTATTTCCTTCCAAGATGATTATGAAGGGGATTTCTCTACACGCCGTGCCTTAATATATACTTTACAGTTCACAGCAAAGACTTATTTGTTTGGTCCTGTCGCAGAATCTTCCGATGGTCTTATCAAGAAGGTTCAAGTGGATATGTACAACGATACAAATATTCAGACAGCAAAGCGCGAAGTAAGATATCAAGTTACACCAGACCCAATCAGTGCTGGACCCGATGATGATTTTGGATTCTCTGAAACCACAACGTTCTTCAGTGATGGTTCTACATATAGTCCAACTAGACAGGAAGATATTAAGTAATGTCTAACTTTGACCCTATTGATGAAGCCTTGAATATCTCTAGTGATATTGTGGAAGTCGAAAAGGCACCTATTAAAAAGGAAAAACCACAAGTCGATGATATTAAAAAGGATTATGAGTATACAAGAGCAAATCTTTATTCATTAATCGAAAAGGGTCAAGAAGCAATCAATGGTATCATGGAACTTGCAGGAGAAAGTGCAAGTCCCAGAGCATATGAAGTTGCTGGTCAGTTAATCAAGAGTGTTGCTGATACAACCGATAAATTAGCAGACTTACAGAAGAAAGTAAAAGACTTGGAGGATGAATCTACCAAGACTACAAATAATAATGTTACTAACAACGCATTGTTTGTAGGGTCTACATCTGAACTGTCTAAATTATTAAAACAGGGGTTCCTAAATAATAATGAGGATTCTTAGTATCTAAGATGAATGAATCGAAAAGTGGTGATAGTTCTTTGCGTGACTGGTTTGGCAAGAGTAAGTCTTCTGATGGCAAGCCTGGTTGGGTTCAGTTGGGTGGCAAATACGCAGGAAAACCCTGTGCCAAACAACCTGGACAAAAAACTAAACCCAAGTGCGGTTCTAGCAAAATGAAGCGTAACCTCAATAAGAAAGAGGAAGACGCAGCATTCCGTCGCAAGCAACGTCAAGATCCAAATCCAGATAGAAAAGGGAAGGCAATCAACGTGAAGACAGAAGAGAGAGTTATTGGTGAAGGGTTTCCAAAAGTAAAGGGAACTCTAAATCCTTGGGAAGATCCAAAGACTGGAAAATCAAATATTAAAGTTGTCCAAGATAAAAATGTAAAAGGTGGAACAAAGGAAGTTAAATCTACTGATTTGAAAAAAGAAGAAGTAGTATTGGAAAAGAAGGGTGAAAAGGACGCTTGTTACCATAAGGTTAAGTCTCGTTATTCTGTATGGCCTTCTGCTTACGCCTCAGGTGCTTTGGTCAAGTGTCGTAAAGTCGGTGCTGCTAACTGGGGAAACAAAACTAAGAAAGAAGGTTTTGAACCAGAAGCAAAAGAAGGTATCACTTTCCAACAGTTCCAAGAAAAGTGCTGGAAGGGATATGAGAA